CTGTAACTAAGGTGTAATTTTCACCAAGTTTAAAAGATGATGCTGCAACTACAACCTTGTTTGTGTCAATGATGCTGAATTGGTCATTTAATAACAACTGCCCATTGCGGAAGAGGAGGATAAACTGCCGGAGTTGGATTGGAAATTTACTTGTCACTGTCCAGGTTAATGTGTCTGTTGTGGCAGGTGTATATTCTTGTTTAAGTATCTTTATTGTATCTCCTCCTATTTCAACTGCTACAATGCTATCTCTAACAAAGTCATACACTGTGGAAGTATCAACTGTTAATGTGCCAGTAGTTGTTATAGGCCCACCAAGTAAGCCATAGCCACTTGCTACGCTTGTAACTGTGCCTGTGCCACCTCCACTATATTGTGGGATATTTAATGTAGCACCTGTTAAAGTTGCAGCTCCACTTGTTCCGGTAGTGGTAAGTGTTATATTGTTTTGCTTTGTCGCAAACCTTGTAGTAAGGTTAAGTAAAGTTGTATCTGTTAGCTCCATCATTACTGTAAGGTCAGCCGAGACTGTGCCTGTTGTAGTTATAGGATTAGGTGATACAATAATGCCAGTGCCTGCTGTAATAGAGGTAAGGCTGCCCGATCCACTGCCACCACCTCCACCTCCACGAGGCAGAATGACTGTATAATTTTCACCTGCTTTATAAGATGTTGATGCAATTACTACACTTGTTGATGTTGGTACTGTGTATTGATTAGGCAAAAGTATTTGACCATTTCTATAAACTTGTAAAGATGTAGTATCATTTACGACTAAAGTATCGCTTTGTGTCCAAGTCAAAGTTGAGGATGATACATTCCTAAATTCTTGCCTTGCATAAAATCTGCCTGTTGTATCTGCATAGGCTTTAGTTGCGTAGTTAGATAACATAGAGGCAGTATCACTAACTAATAAAGCTGCCGTTGTATCTCTCCATAATCCATCACTACTTTTATAATACAAAGAAGCCCTGTCAACTGGTGATGTAATTTGGACATCGTGAAGCTCATCCAATTCCTGTCCATTCCTTATTTTTACAAATACTTCTCCACTCCCAGCATTACTCTTAACACATACGCCAATGTAAACACCATGAATAGGTGCCTGTGGCTTAGTAGATGTCAGTGCGCCTGCTGTCGTGCCAGATAAATAAACGGCTGAATCAGCTGTTAATGCAGATGTATTTATATTTGTTATTAATCCCTCTGTTATAATATATCCACTTTGATTGTCTGCAATACTTTCCGCAACAATGCCAAAGGTATTAGCCGATGTCGGATCACTTGTCGCAATGGCTTTAGCCACTGTTATCCTGTTGCCCTGGCTACCAGATAAATAAACGACATCACCTTTATTAAGTGTTGCTCCCGTGCGATTGTTTACACGTTGGTGTAATTGCTGCCCAATAACATTAGTAACATTACCACCTTTTAAACCTTGTATCAAAGAGCCTTGCGTATCATTATATTCTACCTCTCCCACTCCTACTGTGCCATCCTTTGCCGTGTTAAAGGTAATGGAATCAAAGGGCATAGTTAAGCCTCCTCCTGCACCGGTAATAGCTGCCCAGGCACCTTGCTTAAATACATATAATGAGCCGCTGACAGAGTCAAGGATAAGATAAGCCTTTACGTTTTTATCTGCATAGCTTGTTGGCTTTGTCACAGTGTCTGCGGCAGTGCCTCTCCACACCAAACCGTTTCCAGTAGTCTGCCATCCTAATCTTTGCTTATTGCCTGTCACTGGATAGGGAATAGAATCAATGGAAGCATAAGATATACCTGCTACCAATGCAAAAGCAATGACAAGGCCTTGCCGTTTGTTGCCTACTTTATTTATTAGCTTCTTCCCGACGCCAAGAACAAGCTCACGGAACAAGGTCAGGGCAATGTCACCCATGGCTTTTAAAAACTTTCTTTCTTTCTTTGGTGCTTTAATTTCTTCCATTATATTATGTTGATTGCAAAGACAATATAATTACTGCCATCGTAATGTGTATTAGCATCTATTGTAATAGTGGCAGGTGCCGTTATACTATATTGACTGTCTATTAATTTCTGCCCATTCTGGTAAACATGAATAGAGGCATTTAAGTTAGTCACTGGCAGCGTGCCATTGTTCTGTGTCCAGGTTAAAACATTTGATGAAGCTGCGATAAATTCTTGATTAAAAATAGAAACGGCAGAGCCATTTACTGTCACATTGTTTATAGTTTCGGTGACATTATTATTTACCACTCCACCACTTCCGGCATTGTTTGCCACCTGGTCAAAGTCGCGAGGTTTAGATAATACTGTGCGTTCTGTATAGTTAGGCATCAAGTTCTATTTTAAAGTAATCACCTTGCCAAATCTCTGTTTTTAAATCTAATGATCCTCTTTCAAAAACGTAATATCCAGAGGAATATTCTATGACCTTGTGAGGAAGGTAGGGATTGTCAACTGATAGATTTTGAAATGGCATATCTACCATGCGGAGCTTTGGTGTAAGTTGTCCTCGGATGATCTCGTTAACTAATAATTGACTAATATTTTTAGCCGTGCCAGTGTTACCTATTTTCCATGCGTCGGATGGTTCATAAACACTTGACGCATTTAATATTCTAAGTCCTCCCGTAGTAGTGGCAGAAGGCCCATCGCCCAGGTATGTGTCAAGGTTGCAGACAACAGATGATTTGTCATCATTATCAGATGCAAATTCTTTTAAATCTGATTGACCTTGTATAGTGCCATCTGGCAGAAATTCTAAATAATTATTAGTTAAATAATATTCAATAGCATAATCAGCTTTAATATCTGTGCCGCTTTCATCTCTTACCTCTTTTAAACGCATCTCCCAGACATACTCTCCTGTCTCTGGAATAGCTAAAGTGTCAAATGAAATAGTTTTGTTATTTATTTCAGTGCCATCTAAATTTATAATGTCAGTAACAAATTCCCATTCGTAAAAGCTACTTTCCCAACTGGCAGCACCTAATTGATAATTAAAGCCATTAGTAAAAGTTACTGGTCTTTTTAAATATTTATTTTCTTGCTTAACTTGAAGATTATCTATAACTCCAGTAAATTTTAAAGCTGATATAGAATCTAATTTAAAAGCATCATTATTTGTTGTGTATATTTTATACTCATAATCACCTTCGCTTGTTATTGTTTTCGTTACTCCACCAATGCGCAACCTTAATTCACCTTGCTGCAAAGAGCCTACTTTTATTGTAACATAATAATATCTATTAGATACAACCGCACTGCCTGTCCATTCAACTACACCTGTTGCTGTGGTAGCAAATAAACTACCATTTAATATACTCCATCCACTTCCAAGTGTCCATGTTTGTAAAATATTAAAACCCATCAATGGAATGTAATCTATGATAGATGCAACCTTTACAGCATATACAAAGATATGAGGCACAAAACCGCCACCAGTTGACCAAATAGACCTTTGGTATAACATTCCTGTATAGCTTAATTTAGCCTCATTGTTTGTACTATCTAATGTATCTGTTCTAACTATAACAGGATCTGTATTTGTAATGTAGTTATAAACTACACCAGGCATTAAATTCTTTTTAGCATTGTGATTATAACGTACTAAAGCATTTTTTAAAGCAGAGTAATATGTCCATTTTCCTCCGCTTAATCTCATTAAATCACTACTTCCTAAATTGCCTTGTACATTAGACAAAGTAAAGTCATCGGTAAATGTGCCAGATGTTTGAACACCTAAAGCACTGTATTTAAAGTAACGTAATGATGCAGGATTGTTGGCATATTGATTAATCTGAATAAACCAATATTGACTACCACTAAACAATATTCTTGCTCCAAGTGCTTGACAAATCTTTTTAATTACATCATAGCAACTTTGGTAAGTATAATTTTTCTTTGTGTCAATGTGGTAAAATGCTCTATGCTGTATTGCAGTTTTTAAAGCAAAATCATTATTAGCACTATATGTTAATGTACTTTCATGCCAGTTAAAAATAGTATGTAACACTGGCAAACTATTTGCCACAAGATTCTCTTGGACAAAATCCAACTGATTAAGGCAATTTAAAATATGTTGAACAACTGTGTCCTGCCCGTTGTAAGGCCCAACCGCACTTTTGTAATCTAATGTCTTTAGCCAACCTAATCCATCAATGGCAGATATCTGCGCCTGGTAACCTATGGACAATGGAATATCTTCAAACTCTACTAAATCTGTGACTATATAGCCATACCATTTAAATGATACAGTTGTGTTATCATCTTCGTAGGCTGTTAACTCCATCGTGAATCTTCCCTCAACAGCCAAGCCAATGTCAAGGAGCAAGGTTTCAAGATCACTATTATTAATTAATAAAGACAATGAACACCGTGAACCAATGATAGGAGTAAATCTTTCTTGTCCTTGCTGACTTTCACTGTCATATTGCAACTGCAAACCAATGGTATCAAAATCATAAGTCATACCGGAAAAGACATTGTCTTTAATAGAAACTATTATCTTTCTGCCTTTCTCGTTATAAACTGTCGTTTGAAACCTTGCTGCCATTATTGTACTCTGTTAAGTCCCTTCTGACTTCTGTTTAACAATATAATTAAATCGTTTCCGCTTATCCTTGTCTCTAAAGTGCCACCTATTCCCATGTCTCCCATCATTGATTTTAACTTTGATAAAGGTGCAATAACCTCTGGGTCAACACGAGCATTTCTGTTATCTCCAACCGTTGCCATGGTTGGGCCGTAGGCAAGACCTCCCTCGGCTAACTTAGGCGCGCCAATCTTCATCACTAAACTTTTTCCTAAATTACCTGCTAATGCTGCTATTGCAGGTGCAATGGCTAACATAAATGGTGTAGGAGGTAAACCTGCTAATGCCTTAGCAACAAACATTCTAATAAGATTGCCTATTATTTCAGCAACACTTTTTTTAACTGCCTGTGCAAGTTCTTTCATGCTTTCAAAACCACCAGCCGCTAAATCAGCAAAGGTATTTATACCTTCCACTAATATAGCTTGCATAGGAGTTAACATATCTGCGGCAGATTTTACAGCAGGTGTAATATTATTAAATGATTTAGCTACATCTTCATTAGTCTGTTTTAATCTTTCGTTTGCGGCTGATATACTTTCTAATTTATCTGGAAGTAAATCTAAGGTAGGTAATAAGTTTACTGTATCTATTGGAGTATTTAAAACCGCTCCAACACCTTTACCTCCTCCCGTTCCTCCTCCTGTTGGTGCGCCACCATCACCAAATACTAATTCTCCCGTTCCTTCTGTTCCACCTCCAGCACCACCTTTGCCAGGTGCAGCCATGAATAGGCTTTTAAATTTGCCTTTAAGACTGTCAACTGTTTCGCCTATTGTTTTAAACTCCGCTGCTACTACTTTCTGTTCTTCCTGATATTTTGTCATTCCACTAACATCAAATAATTGATAGCCCATTGCTTTTTGAAGCTTATCAATAGCCATCATAAAATCAGCTACTCCCTTGTTAGCACTGTTTTTTATGTTTATCCAAATATTTGTAAATCTATCGCTAAATGCTTTCCAGTTATCGTAAACATATAAGGCAATAGCTCCAACTGCGGCAATGGCTAAAGTAACACCAAGTATAGCAGGATTAGCAAGTATTTTTGCAAAGGCACCAGATATAACCGTAGATAGGTTTTTTACCGTAGTCATTATTAAACGAGTAGTACCTATTAATGCACCAAAAGTGCTTATTAATTTTCCTACTACAAATATTGCAGGGCCTAAAGCTGCGACTAATAAACCAGCCTTAACAATAAATCCTTGTGTCTCCGGATTAAGAGATTTAAATCCATCTACTAATCTTTGCAATCCTGCGCTCAATGCTGCGGCAACTGCTTCTAAATTTAATGTTTCATTTATTGCTTTACCAAGTTCTGCTAATGATGCGCTAACATTATCTTTTAAATTATCAAAGGTATTAGCTAAACCACCATTTGCCCTTTCCAAGTTTCCTAAAGCACCAACCGACCTTTGTATAAATTCTTCGCTACTTATTCCAAGTTCTCTAATTCCTTCGGCCGTTACAACACCAAACTCCTCTTTCATTACCCTTGCAAACTCTGGAAGCCTTTCTTTTATTTGATTAAGGTCTTCCTGTGTAACTTTTCCAACCGCGCTTATCTGTGAGAGTGCTAAAACTACGCCATCAAATTGTTCTGCACCACCTCCTGCCCTTGCTACGGCATTACCAAATTGTGTGATAGTTTCGCGAGCTGCGTCGGCATTCATTCCTACACTTTGTAAAGAGGCAGATGCTTTGACAACTTCGGGAAGGGCAAGGCCTGGATTTTCTGCAACCTTTCGTAGCTTTTCCATTTCAACTGCCGCATCTTCACTACTTCCCATAATGGCAATTAAACCATTTTGTAGTTTCTCAATGTCTGCAAAAGATTTTAAGGAGGCAGCACCTAAAGCAATAATAGGTAAAGTAAGTGATTGTGTAAGAGTAGTACCAATGTTCTGCATCTTACCGCCAAACCTTGACATACTACGCTCTACCTTGCCAAGTTCTTTGTCAAGATCAGATACATCAATGCCAAGTTTCAAATTTAGTTTACCTAATGCCATTATGCTTCTTTATCCCATTTGTCAAATATTGACTTGTCGTTATTTGTCAAACTTCTGTTAATTTCTTTCTTAATAGGATTCTCCCATGGAAATTCAATTAAATCTTTAGGCTTTAAACTTTTACCTTTTGCCGTATGAACATTTAGTAAAAGTGTTGTTTGCCATCTAATTCGTTCCCACTGTGTTTGCTCCTGTTGTTCAAATTGATTGTTATAACCTTGCATAGCTATAACAACCTCTCTGAAACTCATGTCGTAATATTGCGAAGGCAGGAACCTTAAAACTCCGAAACAAAAGCGTTCGATGTACTCAAGGGTAAGTTCTCCTCCTTCGCCACTACGTTTTTTTGGCTCTCATCTTCTGGTGGTGAAATCTCATTTGAAATCATTTCCATGATGCGAGTTATTCCTCCCATGTCTGTGTCTACCAAGTCGCAGAAAGATTGTAAAGTGTAAGGGCATTTATCCCCTTTAGCTTTGTAACCATGCTCAACACCGGTAAAAGCAAGTTCAAGGGCAAGTAAAAGGTCTTCTCCTAAAAGGGAAAGGTCACTTAATTTAAGTTTCCTCTCCCTTAGAAATGTACCTAACACATACATACCAAATTTAATCGGTATGGATGTGTTGGCGATTGTTATTGTTTTCATGTGTTAGGATTTAAAATTATGCTTTAACTGTCTTTGTAATAGCACCAGTAACCTCGAAGGATGCTGAATAGCTTGTATTCTCTTCTACACCTGCGTTTAAGTCTAATGATGTACAAATAGCACTCATAGTAAAGACATTGTCACCTTGCACGTCTGTGGTAAACTTGATAGTCAATGCAGTACCAGATATTAAATCGGTAAAGAGATCATCAAATAAGTAGTTGGTAGAAGAATCGCCAGGCCCAGCGTACAATGCCTCTGTGGACAGTGTGCCGGAAAGCTGACCTTTCTTTACCTCTCTCCATCCTCCAGCTGCGCTATCCTTTGTCAAGATTTCACGCATGGCTGCGGAGATGTTCATTTGGCAGGATGTTGCGTAACCTATCGCAGTTGAATCTTTGTATAGGCGCATCAACGTACCATTAATAATGCCAGTAGTTGCCATGTTTATTTATTTTTTGGTTTATTAATTTTCTCTTCATCTGCCTCTTCATTGAAATATGAGTTAGGCACTGGAATAGGAATATAGACTGGATCTTGCTTAGTCTCCTCTTTCTGCGGCATTTGTTCAACAACAAAGTCTTCATCAAGTAATTCTGCAATCCCATCTTTTATCATTTGCTCACCATATTCAGATAAAAATACACCAACTTTACCTGGTGCCTTTCCATTCCATTCTTTTAATAGTCTTAATTTCATCGTTTCATATTTGCCATAAAATCAACACTCATCCAATATACATTCAAGTCAGCATTATAGACTTGACTATCGGAGCTCATGTATTTTATTGTTTGTACAGAAATACCATTTACTGTGCCTACAAATCTATCTAACCTATTGCGCACATTGTTTGCAAGTGTTTGTGTAGTATCGTAGTTATTAGTATATACATCAATCTGTATATTTATTTCTTCCAAGTTACTTTGACCATCTTTATAATCTACTGGGATAGAATTAGTAATAGTGTATATTACAAAAGGATACTGCACATTTTGTGGGGCAATGTCCGGATAGATATTTAATCCACAAATACCAGTAACTGCCGCATCAGTCGTTAATCTCCCGTATATTACTTTACCTATCATATTTCCCAAAATTTACGAGGATATTGTTTAGCCATCAACATAGCTTCAGATGACATTTTGCTTATAACTGCCATTTGACTTGCTCTTTCCGCTTGATTCTTAACTTTCTTTACCCATGCCTTAGTGCTACCATAAACCATGTGAGCATAAAAGCCATCTGATTTAGAATCACTACCTAATGTAACACCTTTACCAGCATCCTTATATATAGGGCCAATAGCAGAAGTTAAATATTTAAAGTTCTTTACATCGCTCACTATTTGTATTGATCGCTGTAAATTACCAGGCATAATATTGTACTTTAAACCTTTACCTTTTATATAAAATTTATGTAGCTTATTTGAATTAGGAACAAGATTTCTATAAGCTGCAAGTGCAATAGGCTCTGCTGCTTTTGTTATTTCTTTTCTCTTTGTAATGGTAATTTGCTGCATAATATTATCAAGTTCTATAACACTATTTGCAAAATTAGAAATAGCTAAAGGCTGACCTTTTTTATTAGTCTTGCCTTCCAATCTTTTAAGCCTATTTAACTTTGCTTGTGATATAAACATTACATATAGTTTTGAGCAAATGAACAAAATAAATGTAAATACATATTATCCTCACTAATCTGGACATTCTCTATTTGATAGTATTTATTCATCCAGATTATTCTTTGTTGCTCGTTTATGTCTGTCCTATTTCGACAGGTAACCCTCACCTGGCTTAATGCTGTTATCTTGCCTCCTTCTACCTCTTCCTTGTTAACTCCTTTATAATCTACCACTGCCCATACCTCCGCTATATTACTCCATGTCTCTGTTCCAAATCCACTTGTAGTGACAGAACGAGTAACACTCTGCACTATGATTCTTTCTCTTAACTTCCCTATTTCTTCTTTCTTGTTGTATCTCATTAGAATAGTTGTACACGATACTGGTCAAGTAAATACTCCGATGCCGTTGGCAATTTCTTTACATAGTCTTCTCTGTTATCATAACCATCTGCCACCATCATTAACACTGCTTGTCTTATTTGCATTGGTACTCCAGATGGCTCTGTGCCATATCCTGCCGTGTAGGTAATTGTCACATCATTTATATTACCGTAAAGTGTAGGCCATGTCTTGCCGTAACCAAGAGATAATCTGCCAGGCTTTAAAAAAGTATCTACAACATAATTACCAGAATCATAAGTCTGCAAGCTATTTACACCATCTTGATATTGAAATGATGAAACGGCAATCACAGGAGAAACAGATAAGTAAATAGTAGGATTATTAAGCCTATCTAACTTCTCAGTTATAGTTTGTGTAATTAATGCTTGGTTAAGGTAACGCTCTGCAACTTCACGAGCTGACTGCAATAAAGTAGTAATCAAAGTATCATCGGCAGATGTATCTACTTTCAGATAATTCTTAACTTCACTTAATGTCCAGATTTCTTTTGCAGGTGCCGTTGTTACTTTCCAAGCCATGTCTATATTTTTAATAAGGGATAGAGATTTCTCCCTATCCCTTCACTATCCCCCTATTATTTACAGATTCTTCAAGTGCTTGATTGCAGCAGTCTGTATCAACTTGCCATCAAATCTTGCATACATCAAGAAGCCAAGCTCCATCTCATCCATAAACCTCTCACGCAATGGCACAAGCACATTGTTAGCCACCTGGCGTATAATGTACTTACTCCAATCTCCAAAGTAAATAATCTTTGCATCAGCAGCTTGTGTAGATGGAAGATCATTATTTACAAAGAATTGGTAGCCTAACAATCTATCTGGTGTTCCTTCACGAAGTGATGGTTGGAATAAAGTAGTATTATTAGTGTCCAAATTCAACTTTCTAACTGCGCTCAAAATCTGATCGTGCATCATGAATGCAGCAGATGGTGAGTTTCTGTAAGCAATGTCAACAGAGTGAACAAGTTCAACTAAGTTAGCAGCTGTAAAGGCACCGGTAGAAGCAGATTCAACACCGGAAGGTGCAGCATCTTTAAATCCAGTTGGCTTTCCAGAACCATCACCAGTCGTAAATGCAGTGTTCAAGCCACGGCCTAAACGCTCACCTAACATGATAGGTAATTCTGTGTTTAATAGACCAAACTCGTCATTTGCCCATTCAACAGATACTTTTACAAGTGTGTTTAAAACGTGAGCTCCGAAAGTCTCTCTTGTGAAAGTCATGTCCTGTACAGTCACCGCTCCACCTTCAGTATGCCATGAGCCAGCAGTAGCTGTATCATTTACTTTTGGCCAGTACAAAGTACCTGCCTGTGGAGTAGTGATAATACGGCTAACATTAAGCATTGGGCCATAGTATGCCATAGTCTTCTCCAACTCATAAGAGAATTGGTAAGGAATTACATAACCACCTGCTAAGCCAGTCTCCGCAGTCGTGATGGTAGCAGTGCCACGCATCTCTCTAAGCATTGATTGTTCGTTGCTTGTTAAGTCACGCTTTGCAAGTGCTTTCATGAATGCTGTATGATACTCTGGTGATTTTACAATCTCCCTTGCATCTCTTGGCATTGCATTGATGCTTTGCTCAATAGGATTTACTCCTCTTTCTTCAGCATTAATTTCAGACCATCTCTCAACTCGTGAAATCTGATCTGTATAATTTTTAAAGTTAGCATCTGCGGCATCCCATTGTGCCAATTCCTCGGCATTCATTAGACGACCTTCGCCAGCTGCTCTCTTCTGCAAGTCTTCCATTATAGCATAATCGGAAGCCCGCTTTTCTCTTAGCAATTTAGAGTTCATTATTTTGTTTTTAAATTTAGTAAGTGCAGGGCATTCCTGCGTAGCTCGTTCTGTATATTAATTTCTGACTTAACAGATATATCAATTATTGTTTGCAAATCTTTGTCTATTTCCTTTGTAGCCTCATAACTTCTTTTAGCTACCATAGTGTCAGGATTAGCTGGATAAGTTACCGGTGAAACATCATACACTTTTTTAATAGAGCGAATAACTCTTTTAGGTTTCATCCCAGATCTCTCTTGCCAGTCTTCTGCCTCTACGGTAAAGGCAAAGCTACTTTGATACACATCACCACGTTTTACCATCTCCAAGAGATCATTGCCTAATGTAGTGTTTGGTGCCTCAAATTCGTACTCCATTGCATTGCCAGTTACATTTAGCTTTAATGTGCCGCTGCTTGTCCTTGCCAATACCATGTTCATGTCATGGTTAAACAATGCTACAACATCTTTCATGTCTGCCTCATTCAATGACTCTGGAGACATCTCCTCATCATACCATCCCATGTCATAGGAGGAGTTAAACACTGTGGCAGTGCCAAAAATCGTACGGCTTTCCGGTTTAGCTCTTAGTTCAAAATTTATGCTTCTCTTTTCCATGTTATTTTCTTTAGACCTTTCATCCATTATTTTCTTTGCTCTACTTTCTGCCCATGGCAACATACTGCTTCCTCCCCAGGCATCATACATAATGCTTCCACATATCTCATTTTCGTTCTCGTCAAAATATTTGCCTTGGTCGTATACCTTGGCTCTACTTAAAAAACTATATGTCCTAATTACCTCATCGTCACTCAATGACTCTCTGTTAGCTAATTGCCTTGCTCTTGTCCAGCCAACACTTGTACCACAATCAGAGCCATTCTCCTCTTTGTGCTTCCTTGCTTTCTTTGCTGCGTTAGTCGCTGCCTCTGGATAATCACTGTGCGCCATTGCTATCGTCGTTTATGTCAATAACATCTTCTTCTTGCTCGTGTGCAATGCCTTCGGATGATGGCTCTATCTTTATATTAGATGCTAAAGGCAATTCATAAGAATCTCCACCTTCATAAGGATTCATGTTTTCCTTAATCCTAATCTCGTTTGGAGACATTGCCAAAACATTACGCATCGTAGTATAATAAGATGATCTTGCTGCTATATCACCACGCAGTAAGCCATCAAGATTAAATCGTGTGGTAAACTTTTCCTTTTCTGCCTCAAAAAATATCTTCTTATTAAATTCTGCCTCTATCGTTTCGCACAAAGGCATGATAGTATAATTTACAAACATCTGGCTCAATTGTTCCATGTTGCCAAATGTAGCTTTGTCCATATCTTCCAATAAAACACCAGGAACACCTGTTATCCTTGCTATGTCGGAGATGGTAGCTTTCTTTGTTTCGTTAAATGCTGCATCAGTTGGGTTAAGTCCTACTTTCTGAAAGTCCATTCCTTCCTCTAAAATAGCAGTACCACCAGCGTTTTGACTTCCACCAAATGCTCTATTAAAACTATTTTTTAATCTATCGTATGCCTCATTAGTCAATCTTCCTGGATGCTTAAGCACACCGTTAAGATGCGCACCATTCTTGTAAAAGTTAGCACCGTAGTTTCTATTTGCTAAAGCTAACCCAAAATTGTCACGGTGAACGTCTGGCACTAACAACGCTTTAACTCCATCCCATGCAAGATTAGGTATATAGATGATATTCTCACCTTTATATGTCTTGTTGTTTTCTTTATTCTTGAATACAAGTTCATTCCTACTATTGTATCCTATCTCCATTTTAGTTGGATTAAGAATAGTAAGGCTGTTTATTCTTGTAGTTATGCTATTTCTATTTATTGCTGCATAAAATGCACCATGCGCTAAATAGTGAAGCACCATTGTCTTATAAAAAGTATGAGATGTATATAAGTCCGATGGCTCTCTTGATATTACTTTATAGTTCGGATGATCCTTTGCTATTCTTATGCCTCCGTTATCTTGTTTCTCAATAATATCAAAAGGAATAGAAGCAACTACACCTCCAAGTATTTGTGTTGCTCTGTAAAAAGCAGGAAGTCCTATAATTGCGTATTCATCCACTGCTACACCTGCTGCACTTCCACGCTGAAACAATGCACCTAAAGTGTCACCGTTTATTGGTGTAGATGGATTTTCTATCGAACCTCGCTTCGTAGAAAAAAAAGACCGCATGGTGTCGAGTATTGCCATGCGGTAAAAATAAACAAAATCAGTATGAAATCAACAACTTACAGTAACACGTTAAACAAACCTAACATCCATATATGTTTTCTTTGCTTTTCTAAATGAATTATAGGTGCTATACTTCTCATCAAGTCCTAATTCACCTCTTTCTTCCTCCAATTTCTGCCAGGCATCCTCATGCCTTGGATAATCGCTCACAAGTTCGTAAAATCTGTGGAAATATCCACTGGTGCAATTAATTTGCCTGACTTGTTGTGCATACTCATGTTTTTTCATTAAAATCTCCATAATTGACATTTTTAGTTTTTCAATTAGGTACATTCTATAACATTAATAATCCTTGTTCACGTTCGCCAGATGTGTAAATGGTTGGTCTATCCTCTACCATGATTTGAGCGTATGCCATAACCATCGCTACCGGCCCATCTACCTTTTCTGTTGACTTAGCTTTATCTATCTTTATGTTTCCAGCAGGATCAAACCGCAACATAACATTTGTTAACATCCATTCCATTACTGGGTTGCCATCATGTGTTATTTCTGATGATAAAAACATCTTCTCTATCTCTTTTGTTGGTGCAGACATGGAAATAAAGCCTTGTCCAAATGGTTTCATATTCGCACCATCATTTGTGAGCTGTATAACAAGTTGACTTGCATTCCATCTATCAAACGCTATGCACTCTACTTTATATTTTGCAGTTAACTCAATTACTTTAGCTTTGATAAAATCATAGTCGGTAACATTGCCATCTGTCATGATAATGTTACCATCTTGCGCCCATTGGACATAAGGCACTCCATCGGATAAAGATCTTTCCCTTACATTATCCTCTGGGCAAAAGAAATAGGATTTAATATGTGGTTTATCAAGTCCTTGTTGCACAGGGAAACAAAGCACTAAGGCCGCAATGTCACGAGTGGAGGCAAGGTCTAAACCTGCAAAGCATTTTTTATTATACAAAATATCATCATCTACTTTTAACCTGGTAGATTCAATGTAACTATTGGAAATCCAAACACTGGAGGTAGTTGTCCATACATTTAGATTTTTAGTCATGAATTGTATCTGTTTTGCGGCTCCTTCGTTCAATGCCTTTTGATACTGGTCATCCATATAGCTGATATACGGAGTAACTCCCAGGTTAGGATTAGATTTTGTCCAATTCTTTTTGTCCTGCCAATCGTCACCTTCATCCAGGCAAAATAGCAAAGAGAAAACGCTATTATCTACTTTCCTATTTTCTAAAATGTCAACCATTACTTTCCGGAACATATAGCAAGGTGATTCACGATTAAAGCCAGCAGTAGTAGTAATTAGGAGCAATGGCTGTGAACGTGATCCCATACCAGTCTCCATTACCTCTAAAACGTCACTTGTTTTATGTGAATGATATTCATCTATTCCTGCATAGTGAGGATTTAAACCATCCAGTGTATCTGCCTCCGATGCAACTGCCTCAAATTTGGAATTAGTGGATGGCACATTGCAGTTATACTTTAAAACATTAACTAACTTGTTAAATGTGCGTGAATCTGCCTTTAGTGATTTAAGCATCACCTTTGCCGTATCAAATGCTATCCTTGCCTGATCTCTCGTAGTCGCAGCTGTGTACACCTCCGCTCCCGTTTCATTGTCACAGAGGAAACAGTACACCGCAATGGCAGCGGCTAACTCTGTCTTACCATTCTTCCTTGCTATTTCAAGGTATGCCTTGCGGAATCGTCTGCCTCCATCTTTTCTCTGCCACCCAAACAGTACTTTTATGAAAAACTCCTGGAAAGGTTGGATGTTAAACCTTTGACCAGCAAATTCTCCTTTGGTATGCCGGAGGGCAGAGATAAAGTTAAAAGCTCGGTTAGCGTGAGCTTCGGAGTAGGTGTATTCCCAGTCTTTGTTTTTTAAATCATTCAGATGCCGTTCAACTGCTAACCTTGCGTAATTGCCTAATAATAACTTCCCACTAACAACATCCTCAATAAATTTCATTTATCTTTTTTACTTTTTACAGTTAATCCAAAAATACTATTTAGCAAAACTGCAAAAGCCATCAATCCCCATGCCTCAACATAGTCAATGTATGGCAGATTAAAAATATTAGGGATAAGCCAGTTCCACATAATATACACCGGCACCGAGATAAGTGCCAGAGCAGTAGCAGAAGCAAGGATGGAGATGGCAATTTCTTTAACTTGTTCCATTATTAGTTCATTTTAAGAAGTTTAGCGATTTCATCCTCCTCATCACCGCTTCCATCCTGGAAATACTCTAAAGTTAGCCTTGACTTCGGATCTAAGCCTAAAGTCTTGCTTAATTCAAGGAAAAGTTCAAATCCTTGCTTAAATGCAGTCCATTCGGCACTTACCTGCCTTGCACCGTTAGGATGCACCATAACCGCACCATCTTTGCTCAATATCTCGGCATTGTGCAATAAATGACCTATTGCTCGTGCTGCGATTGAAAGGTAAATCTCATCAACTTGCTTTCCAGCCTTGTGGAGGTGTAGGTGTTCACGGATTCTGTTGTAAATTCTTTGCTCAGCTGCGTCAAGGTTAAACATAGGCTCACCGATTTCACCGGGAGTAAATGTCTTAACCCTTGATTTCTCCAAGGTGCCTTGGAGTAGTTTTGTTTTTATGCTCTTTTGTGCCATGTTATTTTACTTTATAAAATTTTTTATTAAACCCCCCTTTTGACCTTGCGCAAGTGCGAGATAAGTTTGGGCTACCGATTATCCTGTATTTCCCTAAGTTTTTCCTCCTCCCCCGTGTCCACCGACCTCTGCCCTGTTCGCACGGCTTCGCCCTCGTCCTCTGCCCTCTTCCTCACCTTGTCCGCTAACCATGCTATGACCTGTGCCTTGTCAGCAGGTACATACTTCCCATCCACATCCATGTGTATGTTTACAGGTGCTATGTTGCCCTTCTCATTGACTGACTTAGTATCATGGCATGACTTACACAATGCTAATAGATTGTTTAAGTTATACATTGAACCATTACGAGTAATAGGTATCATGTGGTCGACGCATCCCTTGTAATCACCTGGTGTTATGTCTGTCATTATACCTAAGACTATACAGCATTCACATAAAGGATTAGCACGTCTGTACGCCTTGCTCATCTTATGCCATGCGTTATTGTAGCTGCCTTGCTCACCGCTTGGTGTGCGCTGCATCTTAGCCTTATGTATGGTACTACCTATTCCCTTGCTTATGTATGGCATCTATATCCCTTTTAATATCTCCCATCGCTTCTTGTTTAGTAAGTCTATGTGTAACACCTCCTTAACATATTGTCTTCCTGCTTTAACTCTTTCTACCTTGTTAATATTGCCATCAACGATATCAGTAACTAAGTCTATAAAGTCTTTAGGATTATCGTAATGTATAACACCAGGTATATTAAACTCTGGAAAGTAATTGTCAGCTAACACTGGCATACCATTAGCTATACACTCTATGGCAAAGATATTACTTTTAGATAAGTTAAAGTCATTCCTTACTAATGGATAAAAACCAAAGTCACCTTCTATACGCTGCATGAATGTAAAGTAGACGAACATAGAACTCCAGTCAACATTAATAGCTTTCTTATTTAAGTCATACATCATAAACTTATTTAGGCCAAAGAATGTGACTTCTGTATCCATTTCTATCATCTGATTTATTTCAGCCTTGATAGTATGTAAATCTGCAAAATGTGTTGAACCTCCTCTCCATACAAATCTTGTCGGTGTATGCCTTTCCTTTACTTCAAACATTGGTAAATCAGTAGGATTCCAGCCATTAGGAATAATAAACATAGGAATCTTTCCCTGGCACATTGGAAAGTAAAGGTCATATAGCTTTTTAGTAGATACTATAACAGCATCAGCAAATAAAAAAGTATCTTGTATTTGCTTTTGTACTTGTGGATTAGCAAAATAATGATTTGCAGGATTATCCTCTGGCACTTCCAATAAGTGATCATCAAAGTCAATAATAACCTTCTTTCCCATCCTCTTTGCATCTGCCATTATTCCCAGTGACGCAGTTGAGTTAGGTCGTTGTATTAATACAATGTCAGTGTTGTAAATGTCATGCCACTGCGCTCTCTCTTGTGGGCAAATAGTATGCTCAAATTTCTTCTGCAATGCTAACCTTGTAAATGGGCCTATTGATCTGTAATAATCTGTTGCCTGACTTTTAGATGATGTGAATGTGGTTAACTTCATTTTTTGTAATTATCTAAAACGTGTTCAATAGTCTTTTCAAGAGATACTCGCTTTCTTGTTTTATACGATATATCAATCTGAATTTTAAGTAATTTTTCGTGAATTTCATCAGTTAACAAAACACCCTTCTTTTTAGCCAACATAATTTTTTCCATATTTATTTGTTTTAATGTTGCAAATATATAATAAATATATAACTTTGCAAAAAATAAATTTATATGATAAAATTAATTGTTTCTGGAAGAGTAGGACAAGATGCTGAATTAAAAAGCGTTGGTGATACTACTGTATGTTCATTTAGTGTTGCTCACACCGAGAAAGTTTACGGCCCTAATCCAAGTGAGAAAACAGTGTGGGTAAGTTGTAATGTCTGGGGAGAAAGAGGAGAAAAGCTAAAGCCATTTATTACTAAAGGCACTTACATAGTAGTAGAAGGTAGTGGTGGAGTAAATACCTACACTCAAAAGAATGGAGAAGCAGCTGCCGTTATTAACTGCCGTGTTACCTCCTTAGAATTTGGAGGAAAGCCAACCGCAGAACCTACTCCTCTCACCACAATGCCTCCTACTGGCAAGGTTGACATGGATGGTGATCTGCCATTTTAATTAATCAGTAAACATTATCAGTATGAACAAACAAACAAAAGTAAAAGGCTATCTGCTTTTACTCCTCGTTATCTCCTCCCTCTTCATCTCCCTTGTCGGCCAAGGCTACACAGCTACCAAGGTATCAGCTCCAAACCCTGCAAAGGAATATCCACAGGATAATCTAATGGTGATTGACATGAAGAATCTTCCAGGCACACAGATAAAGAGTATGGATAAGGATGAACTACAACAGTTTTTACAAGAACAAGGATTTAGAAGATTAAAGAACAAAAGTCTGGTAGATTTAAGGAGAATATGGTTAGGCTTTATGTATGAAGATTTCTTTTACAC